GTGGAAGATAACCTCATTGTAATACCCTTCCTCTGCATTGTAATCCATCTGTACTGCTGTCTGTAACATAATACCTATAGCTTTATCTGCATCTGTCATCTTCTCTGTCGGTATAAGTGTACCCTTCTTCAGAAGGTCTTTAACAAGTTGTTCTATCTCTAATATATTATTCATAATGTAGTCCTCCATCTGCTCTACTGAGCTTTATTCTTTGCTTCGTCAAGTTCTTTTTTGAGAGAGTTAATATATCTTTCTGCATTTATCATAAATGCCTCTGTAGTTTGTAATATCTCATCTGTACTTATCTTATCTTTCTCACCTTTAAATATTCTGTCCATTAAATTCTGTAAATTATGAAAGCTACCCATGTAACACATCATATTCATACTTGTATTGTCTGGAAGTTTTTCGTTACCCATATCTGTCACCTACCTTATCTCATAGCCTCTGATTATACGAGCATCATACCCTTTGATGATTGCTATATCGTAATCATTACCAAAATACTCTTCGATAGGCTTTGCCTTGAAGTCATCTCTACCCTCACCATAAACCTCATTATGATAAAGGTTTGCTTTATATTCTGCCTCTGTCTTGCTTTTTGCTCTGGCTATCATAACAAGTTCATCTTTTGTTGTAACTACCCATATTCTTTCTTGTTTTCCGCACATAATGTAGTCCTCCTTTATTACATATTGTAAATGTCATCTTCATCTGAGTTACAATTATCTTCATCATCTATGAAAATGTGTGTTGCATTTCTCTCTATGCACAGGCTATCTTCGACACTTCTAAGTCTACCTGATTGACAATCATTCCATATTCTATCTTGTAACTCTTTAAATCTTGCTTCTTTTTCTGAGATTGCTTCGTTTTTCATTTAAGTTACCTCCTAAACTGTTCCCTGTATGAGAGTAACTCAACTAAAGTTTTACTCTTAATGTCTTTGATTAACTCTTGATACCCTTCATCTGTTACCTCTTTACTATAAATGAGACTCTTTGTAAGTTCTGAATCATCGTAAAGATAAACCATAAACATCTGTTTTACTTCGTTCTTAATGTTCCTGTAGGCTTTGAATATGTCGAGTCTAAAATTACTATCTGCAATTTTGTATGTACATATGTACTCATTTGTGAGGTCTATTATAAACTCCATATTCTCACCTCTATTCAATTATACTTTCTTTTTGAATCTGTTTTTCTTTTTAGCCCAGTTCTTTACATCTTCATATCCACAATCTACGAGTCCGTTGCGAATATCATCTGCTGACTGTATTGCTGTTCTGTCTGATATGTGTAAATCTACAACTATCTGTGGCATTAAGATTAAGTCATCACCTTTATTTAAGTTTGGATTGTTTAAGTAGTTATGTACATACTCAATGAATTTTACCCTTCTTTGAAGTCTCTTTTCTGCTTTACCCTGTCTACGAGCTTCCTCTTCGTCTTTCTGTGCTTTTTGTATCTGTTTATTTGTAAATTGTTCTGTTCTAAGTGCATCTGCTGTACAATTTGCTCTATCAGTTTCAGATTTAAGTTGTTTCTTTAAGTTATTTACTTCCTGTTGCAGTTTTCTTACTGCATCCTTCTGAAATATGTTTGACATACCTTGTTTTGACTGTGTATCTTCTATGTTACCTAATCTGTCTTGTAAGTTTGATAATTCTTCTGCCATTTGTTTTTGTAGTTTGATAGTTTCTTCTTGATGTTGAATGATTTTTGATTGATAAGCTACAATACTGCTTATTGTCTGCTTTGAGTCTTTTGTTTCATCTGCCATTTTGTTGTCCTCCTTTCTTTATTGTGATTTCATTATAGCATTGAAATATTTATTTGTCAACATAAATTTATGAAAAATTTTAGAAATTTTGCAATCACAATATCTTGTATGTTTGCAGATATATAACCACTATATATTGTGTTGTTCAAATACTATACTATTGAAGAATTTTCAAATGTTGCAATCAAAAGACAGTTTGCAGTCAAAAGCAGATTAGTTTATATCAACATCAGAGTATGTTTAATATACCTCTTGACAAATCTTGCAGATTTATATATGTGTCTTATATTTGCCTTATATGACGATTTAAGCGCATTAACGCATAAATATAGCCTCTATACAGTATCGTGGCTGTATGAGGCTCTGGCGAGGTCACAGAGGTATCCTATTACAGATGATTATATGAAATATGCGTCTTATAGGCTCTGTAGATGATATATGCGTCTTATAGGCTTATATATGTCTTATAGGCTTATATATGTCTTATAGGCTCTGTAGAGGGTATATGCGAATTGTAGAGGTTATATGTGTAGGCTGGCTGTCTGCCTGTCTTACTGTCCTTCGGACATAAGAAAAGCCCCCACCTGCATCTGCAAATGAGGACTCCTCTATTCTCTCATAAAAGAAGGACTACATGGAACTAAAACGAAGCAATCTCAAACCCTTAATTCATCACATATTCCTATTCATAATATATATGAAAATCTGCCATTACTTAACATATTGTGAATATACTTTTAGTCTATCTGTTGTTTATTTTATTCAACTAATTTTTATATGTAAACTAATTTTATGTTTTCTAAAACTGTTTATATTTTTAGATTAAAATTTGAAAAGTTTACTGAAAGATAAATAAGACAGATGCAAAATATTATATATGGTTGCAGATACCCAATATTATACTGTGCAGATACTCGACAGATGCAAAATATTATATATGGTTGCAGATACCCAATATTATACTGTGCAGATACTCGGCAGATGCAGAATACCCTCTGTGAGCGTCTGAGATGGCTCAGGATTGATTTTAATATCATAGACGATAAAATATGCCTTGAAAGGTTAAAATCGCTCTATGGGGCTTCTGGGAGGGTCTACGAGGGTGTACATAAAATCCTGCAAAATAAAAGTGCAGGCACAGAGTAATTACCCTGCACCTGCTATATAAAGAGGAAAATGGATACCCAAGCTATGTTGTTTATTCGTTTACATCTTCATCTGCTTTGTTATTTTCAAAATCTTCATCTGTAAATTCTTCATTTTCATATTCTTTTTCTTTATCTGCATCTGTTGACTGTTCTTTAGGTTGTTCATCTGTTGGTTTATTTATCTTGTGTTGATTTCCCTTAAAGACATTTATTATCTCTTTAATATACTCTACTAATTTTGTTGGGTTTTCTTCATTAGTTGTTTTATCAACTACTGTTTTTAACACCTTTTCTAATGCCTTTGGTATAGGTACTCCTAAAATATGAAGGTTTTCAAAGCAACTTAACAACTCACATACACTGAAGTATGATAAGAATAAGCATCTTATTGTAACCTGTTTACCTGCTATAACAATACCCTCTGGTATAGCATCTAATATACAGATGTCTATTCTAACTGCTATTGCAATTACTATGAATATACCTATCTTTCTGAATATACCCTTACGCATCCTGTCTGAAGATAATGTTTTGGTGTAACAAGCATCTGCAATACCCAACAGGATGTCTGCTATCATCAGTATAAGCAAGAGTATAAACAAGTTATCTACCTTTCCAAACAGAAAGTCAATAACACATAATGTACTTGCTCCAATTATCTTCAAATCTGTCTTGTTAATCATCTCATATACCCTCCTTTCTGCCTTATTGATTTGGCTGGCTGCCGTTGTAAACTGTGTAGGTTACTTTCATTGTACCATCTGCTGGTTTTGTCAGCACTTGGTCTAAGTTAGCAATCGTACTTAAATATGTAGCAGCTATAACTGGTATATGATATAGACCACCTATTGTATCTATAACTAACACTGGTTCTGCTAAAAGTGGTGACTTAACTATGTTCAAGAAACCTGAGTTTTCTGGTCTTGACCCTAATCTTACTTGTAACTCTGGTGTTTGTGTTAAACCTAATGAAGAACTTACCCTAAATAGATTGTAACATTGGTTACTAAATGCAGAATATGAAGGTATGTATAAACTATCTTTGATGTATATCCAAGCTCCTCTATTATCAAAGTCGCTATTCGTCATACCAAACATGGATTGTGCATCTGATGTTAATGCTACATCTGCATAAGTCCAAGTTTTATCTACCATATTAGCTTTCCAGAACCTTATACCATCTTTTGTACTGTTTAATTTGTAAGTGTAATGATATGGTACATTATTTTCATAAAGTACGCAAGACCTTGAAGCACCTGTTCCTGAATAGTTATTAACTGAGTCAATATAGTCTGGGTCAAACTCTCCTAAGTTTGTATCTGTTCCATCTGCTAATGAAATCTGATGAATTGAATAATCTGTTCCTTTACCCCATTCTCTATGTGACCTGTACATATAAGGACAGTTGATACCTCTAGTTCTTAACCAATCATATCCATATCTTAATGTGTTGCTTGGTGCATAGGTTGTTTCCTGTGTAGCATCTGCCTCACCAAAACTACCATTAAAGTTTGCATCTATCTTGAACTTGTTAAGGTCTAATACCCTTACTGTAAGTCCTGTTGAGTAATTGTAGTATGCAACTGTTAATGTGTTGTTTGTTTCATCATAATATACTGCTTTCTCTGTAAAGGTTGGCTCTACATTATTTGCAAGTTTTACTATAGCATCTTGTGAAGCTGTTATACTATTTGTATCTGTGTTTGTGTTATCCCACATTGTACTGCCAAATACAGGACTAATGAATGAATCTGCCTTTTGATTAGATTCAACAGCAGTATTACCCAGACCATGTTGACCACCTGCGTCTGATGTAAGTGCAAAAGCACCTATATTTTGTGCATATATCTGTCCTGCACTGAAGTTCCATACGAACTTTGCATAACTATCTGTAAATTCAGACTCATTTGTATTGAAAGTACCCTTCATAGTGCCAACAGATGATGTTTTACTGTTTGCACAACCTACATACTTACCTGCATCTTCGGCAGATGCCAGTATATGCGAAGCATCTACATTGGAAAGGTTGTCATTAAATACAATTAGACCTCCAAATAATGACTTTACAAGTGAATCAGAAATACTAAATAAGTTATTTAAGTAGTTTGCATTACTGTTTGCACCATTATTTCTTACATTACACCAGTAATTTGTTAATGTTTTGAAAACATTCTTGTAGGCATTGGTAACGAGATTATCTTGCTCATGAACTTTAGTATTACCCTGTGAGTCTGTAATCTCTACTCTTATTCTACCCTTCATTCTACTACCTCCATTCTATACTATATGAAAATCTGTAGATTTATGAAGTAATCTACCCATCTTACGATGAGTAGGTTACTTCCAGATGATTTACTAATGGCGCCCAGTCTCTCGTCTCATCTCTTAAACCATCTAATGTATATCTTATTGTACTACCACCTGTAACTGGATAATTAGATATTACATCATATTCTGCATAGTCAGTAAATGAACCTGAGTTATATGAAGACTCTGAAACTTTTGTTGAGTCTACCCATATTTTTAGTGTTCTTCCTCCATCTGTAGCTAAACTTACCTTTATTGAGATTTTATTAGCCCAACTTGGTGCTGTGTCATCTATGTAGACATTACCCAAGTAATCCCAATCTTTACCATCATCTGCACCACTATTGTTTCTTAAAGTCGCCTGATTGTTTGATACACTAGTATCTACTGTAAACTGTGTAGCTGTGAATATCCTTGTCTCTGTTTTTACATCTGTACCCATAACTACATCTACATCATCTGCAAGAGTACCAAAGTTAAGTGCATCAAGTATATCGAAGCTGTCTACATAATCTTCTACCTCATATAAGCCTGTCCATTTAGGTGTTGTTTCATGTACAGCAGATGCAGTAAGCAGAAGTTGATAATCATTTATAGCTACTGAAGCTGCAAAGGTATCAAGTGATATTAAGGTTATAACAAGTGAGTGTTGTCCATCATAATCAAATGAACCTGTACCAAATGTATAACTAAATGTGTAATACCCTGTATCTGCTACATATTGCTTTGGTTGTGTAATGTAATCTACACCATCTAACTGTATTCTAAGTCTACATGTACCTGCCGACAATACATTTAATGTGGCAGATATTGTAAACATAGACTCTATATCTCTCTGTAACACATAGAAGACAGTAAACATCTTGGCAGATGCTCCTTGACCTATTGACAATGCTTGTGTACCAAGTGTTCTTATGGTTGCATTGACAGGTGCAGAATCTGACTGTTGTTTAATCTTTGATGTGTTCTGTGTCTGCTTGTTTGCAGATGCTTTAGCGTACCCAAGTGATGTGACAGACGCATAAGTTTGATACTTCCAACTGTATTTACAGATTAAGATGTCTGAATATGTCTTATCTACTATCTGGTCTGTTACCCTATCTATCTGCTTTACTGTGACAGTAATCTTATCTCCTATCTCAAAATCTGGTCTGTTAATTATTTCATAACTACCTGATGTGAATAAGAGTGTATCTACGGCAGATAACATACTGTTTATTATCTGCTGGACAGATGTAGGTACTTGATTTGGATTATCTGGGAACATATACCTTACAAATGGATTCTCATTATAGAACATCTCTGCTCTATTACCCTGTAACTGTGCAGATGAATTAGCTGTTACATTGAAAGCAGCAACATTCATAGTTACTTTTCTTGTTTGGAAGGTTTCATTACCCTGTGTGTAGTCATAAATCTTCGTATGAGGCAGACTGGCTACTGATGATTGTGCATATTTCTTAAAAGCCAGATTTCCATCTGCATTTAAGTAGAAAAATCCACAGCCAATCTGTGAAAGATAACCTAAAACCTCTCTATATGTTTGTGGTGTTAAATCATTACTGTAATATAGTGGATTACTATTATTATCTGGCAGAACTGTTATGTCGGCAGATATACTATATGTATCTACAGAACAAGTATCTGCATATCTAGTCATATACTGTGTGATTGTAGCACCTGTAGCATATAGATGTTGTAAGTCTACATTAGATACTGCGGTTTCAAAGGCTTGCATACCATCATATGCCTCTATCTGCGTATCAAAATTATTGTCTTGAATCTTGTCAATATAGAATATACCTAATATAAGTCTGCCAGATGTATTTTCTGTATCATTAGTGTTAAGTGATGGGTCAACTTGTGATTGTGATGGGTCATCTGTTTGTAACCATACTTTGACTCTAAAGACAGATTTTTTCTTTAGCAGATGTACGGCATTAAGTTTGTTTATACCTTGTACATTTATATTGAATTTACATTGACTTGATGAGACACCACCTAATATGAAGTTATCATTGCCTGTTGTCTGACTGTCAATCTGCAATGTATTCTCTATTAGGTCTTCATCAGATAGAGTGACTGCCACGGCAGATGTCTTATCTGAAGTGAAAAACTCTATCTTTGTCTTCCACTTTAGGTTATCTTGGGATATTTTATTTGAAAAGTAAGTTGAAGGAATTTGCATCTATTTACCCTTTTATCCCTTTCCGATAGAATATGTGATATTGACATATAGTATATGCTTTATCCTGTATGCTTTTTTACTGCAACTTGATATGAAATACCCTTGTCGATATACTTTATTCTACCTATTTTGTATTACTGTTAAACTATTTCTTATTTTTCAAATAGTGTAACTGTATTATCTTTAAAACTCTACAAATGTTATTGAAAAAGACCAATAATCAGTTGTATCATCCTCACATACTATTAACTCTGCCTCTTTATTCGCATCTGCGTACATAGCAGATTTAGTAGTGTACATATTAGTTACATTCAATGGGTCTCGAAATGTTAAACTAAATTGTTCAGCTTGACAAGCAGATAAAAGTCTGTGTAATTGTGTGTTATTAAGTCTATCCCAACTGCAAGTTACGCTATAAACATTCTGTCTTATCCTATTTCTTGTTAAAATTGCAGATGTTGAACGCTTGTCACCCAAATCTACGTCTGACAAAATGATAGAATAGCTAGATGGATTAGGAACATAGTTAACTCCATCAACAGGCATCCCAGTACGAACATTTGAGTCAGGAAATATTAAAAATGGATGTGTAAGTGCCATAAATATCACCTCACTGTATTTTATATTTATTTAACATCGTATTTATGTCATGTAGATTATATTTTTACTATAACAGATGACTAAAATACTATGTATATTGCCAATTTTATATCAGTTCATATAAAATTAACCCAGATTTGACTCTTTTTTACTTATTTATATTATACACTACCGAGGCTAATTTGTCAATACCTTTTAGCCTCGGCAGATATAATATTTATTTTGTTAGAAGTTTCCTGACTTTATAACTGAACCGTTTATAGTATCAATTATGAAATCTCCTAACTTATTATTTGCATCTAAGTAGACAGATACCCTCATGTTGTTGCCTTTACCTGTATTTAACTGATGGTTAAGCAGAGATAAGGCAGAACCTAAACCTGCCGTTGACTGATTTTGTGCAAGTAATGACTGCATCTGTGCTTTTTGTACCTCTGGAGATATAGCTATGCTTCTTGGTACTCCACTGAAGTCGAAATAATCAGACATATCATTCACATTCATAGATGAGACTATAGCATCTTGAATATCTGCCATAGCATCTATTGCTGCTGATTCTTCATCTGTTATTCCTTCTGCTATACCTAGTGTCACCCATTGACCTACATCTTCTTCCATTATCTTGGATGGAGAGTTAATCTTTAAAAGTGTTCTGAACTGTTTAGGAATTAAAGCAGACATTTTGTTTATTGCCTCTTGAAGTATAGACTTTCTATCTTCCATACCCTGCTTTATACCATCTACAGTATTTTCTCCTACTGATTTACCCTCATTATAAGCCTTTGTCTTAGTATCATTAGGTATTGTTATACCAGCTTCGATTGATTTATGAATATCATCATTTTTAGATTGTACACCTGTTACTTCACCTGCTCCAAGTGTTTTACCTGCTGTCTCACCTGACTGCTCAATCATCTTCAACTCTGTGTCAGTAAACTTAGTTCCAACCTTAAACTTGTCAAACTCTACACCAATATTATCAAGACTAGACTTATCAAGGTTATCAACTGCTGCCTTTGAGTTGCCGATTTCCATATTACAATCTCTAGCAGCTGCCTCTATCTCTGCAAGTTTCTTTTCTTTATCTGAACCTAACTTCAGCCTATCATACTCTTCTATTGATGCTCTAAGGTATTGTACTTTAGTATTAGCACCCATACCTGCTGCTTCAAGGTTGTTGAGGTATTTTCTCATCTCATCGACTTTCTTACCTCTTGCACCTAATCCATCAATATCTAAGTTTATTGCATCGAAACTTGTACTTAATTCATCTAATTTGTCCTTGTATTGACCTATAGTCTTTGACTGGAATAATATTTTACCTTCAGCAGCATCGAATGTGTCTGAAACTCTCTTACCCCAAACCTCTTCTGTGTGGTCTGCAAGGTCATCTAACTCTGTTAATTTATCTTTTACGCCAGATACTATAGCATCTCCTACAGAAATACCCATCATAACTGCTGCTGCATATACACCTGCTGTACCTAATTTTGTAATTAAGCCTATAAGACCTGTACTAGCAGAGCCTGCAACTGTACTTACGGCAGCTTCAGTACCCAATGTACCTGCTATAGATGCAGCTATCTTATCACCTATTGCTTTTGTAAGTGTAGATATACCGAAACTTGCTAATTTACCTATAAGTTTTACACCAAACAGTATTGAAAATGCTGTTACAAGGAATTGCATACCCTCTGGATTTTCACTTATAGCATCACCTATACCCTTTAATATTGCTGAACCTACCTCAAGCCAGTTAATTTTCTTTACTGTCTGACCCATCAGATTTGCAAGTGCTAAGAAGAAACCAGTAACACCTTTTGCTACATTCGTTAATGCTCCACTATCTGCAAGTCCATTTACTGTTCCTGCAACTGCATCTGATATAGCACCAGTGTTCTCATTTATAGTATCTGCTGCTGTATTAAGTAAATCTCCAATAAGATTTGCTATATCTATTGCTGCATCCTTCATCTTTGAAGCATCAATACTCTGAACAGCAGTCGTTATAGTTGTCTTAATAGCCTCAAATATCTTTTTATTTGTTTCACTATCTCCGATAGCACCGTGTATGAAATCAAATGCCAGATTTATAAGACCACCTATAGACTTACCTATATCTTCTGCCCCACCAGAGCCAAAGAGTCTATCAATAGCACCAACTAAGAACTCTTTAACAGCAGTTCCAGCTTTAGTACCCAAGTCTGATGTCTGTGCTTCTTTTATGAAGCCTGAGAATACATCAATAACTACCCTAAATTTGGTAGCTAATGCTTGACCTAAAGCCTTCCAATCTGTCTCATCAAACAGACCAGTAAAGAACTGTGCTATTCTTGCACCTGTAGTTTTTAATATATTTTTATCAGATAACTGCGTATATAAGTCATTTATGAATGTAGATATAAGATTTACACCTGCACCTATATTACGACCTATCTTATTTGTATCTATATTTAATAATCCTTTGAAGAAATCTGTCAAAGCATCATTAAAACTGTGTATCTTTTTAGGTATCTCAGGATTAGTTAAGCCTTTGTATATAGCATTTGACATTGTGTTAATACCATTTGCTACATGTTTACCTGCTTTCTCCCATTCACCATTATTCATAAGGTTAAATAAGTCTTCTAACCATTGAATTTTCTTTGGGTCTTTTGGCAAAGCCTTAACTGCTTTAGAAACTCCACCACCTCCGCCTCCGCCAGATTCAGAAGCGTTATTATTGAGTTTATCGAAGCTCTGTAATCCTATCTCTGCTTTCTTTGCAGCAGCTCCTACACCACCTACAGCCTCTGCCTCTGCATCAAAGCCTTTTACTGCTGCTTTAGCAGTATCTCCAAATCCAAACAGATTAGCAATAGCATAAGCAGCTTGAAGTGCATATGCAGTTATAGAATTTAAAATAGAGATTACAGGTGTTAATGCTTGAATTAAGCCAGTTGCACCCACAATTCCTATGTTTCGTAAGTTCTCCTTAACGGCTGCAAGCTGACCATTGTATTCTGCAAATGATTGTCCTGCAACACCGCCTACTTCACTTGTCTTTGCAATTAAATCATTTAACTCACCGATAAGTTTCTTGATACCGTAGAAAGTAACACCTTTTTTGAGCAGAGAAACAAGAGGGTTAGAAGATTCTGAATTACTACCCCCTGTGAATCCTTTCTTTATAAGGTTGAAGATATTCTTTGCAGATTTACCCAGCAGACCAAAATACTTTTTAATAGCACCTGTTCCTACTTTAATACTATCTACAAAGCTACTCTTGATTATAGAGCCTAATTGACTAAAACTCTTTTTAAGATTTTCAACTCTATCTCTTGTTACTTTCGTGGCTTCACTTAATTCTCTAGCACCTGATTGACCTATAGCTGTATTTGCTCTATCACCTACAGAATTTATACCCTTCAGTATGTTTGATATATCTGTAAGTTCTTGCTTATACATAGCTAAACCAGAAGTACCCTTGACTTCCGCATCATAATTAAGAGCATCTTTCATACCATTAAGAATATTCTGAAGTGACTTCATTTCTTGTGCATATTTATTGATACCCTGTGCATCTTTAGCACCAATAGCTTCAGATAAATTAGCTTTAGCTTCATTAAACTTCTTACCTGCTGTCTCTATGGTTTTACGAACATTATCCATAGCCTTTGCATTACGCTCATAAGCCTGATTTATCTCATCAGCACCATGAGCAGAGTTAATCTCATCAGAAGTCTTCTTAATCTTCTCAAGATACTTTTCAAGTGCCTCGGCAGATTTCAAATCTACATTTGTTTTAATATCCACTTCATAAGTATAAGCCATCCTATTAACTCCTTTCTTATAAAAATTGAGTTTTAATTTTATACGATGTATGTTTTTTCAGGTATTTGATATTAAAACCTAAAAAACTCAGAAAAAAGACTTGTCAATAGCATTTTAATTATTTAATGACCTTAATTTCATATAATAATCTCCTCGCTGTTTCCTTAAAATCTCCATCTGTTCCTCGTATTCTTCTTTGGTAAAAATAGGTTTTATTTTGTATTTCTTCTTTTGCTCAGTGTAGAACTTTTTAGTTTCACCTTTAAGGTCTTTCAAATCTACCCCTCTGTATTGCATCTTTTGTGCTAAAGGAGTATCAACTAGGCATGGCAGAAGTGAAATAAACTGCCAATAATGTAAATCATCTGTCAAAGGTATATGATGTATTGTGAAGGCAGCCCATATGTCAAGCTGGTCGAAGTCAAAGTTGATAACTTCATCAGTTGAATCATTATGTTTTTCACCTTCTATGTGAATTTCTGATTTTCCACACGATAAGAACCATCTTACTCCATTGATACCTTGTATTATGTCTTCTGGTTTATCAATGTAAAGTGTCTCTATCGCAATGTAGAATCTTAAATCATCATCTATATCAGGGTCTGCCATCATTTGTGACAGCAGAACCCCAATTTTATATGATGTTCGTATTCTATATTCTTTTTCACCTACTTTGTAGGCAGATGGAAAACCATCAATAAGAACATTATACATCTTTCTTACCCTCGTTAATGTTTGTAACCTTTGCTACCCTGTCAAGACCATACTTCTGCTGAATTGAAGCAATCTTCTCGTTCTGTTCCTTCTGTGCTTTAACAACTACTGGGCTAATAGCCTCAAAGAACTCGAAATATCTTTCAATCTCTGGAAGAACACCTTCACCAAAAAGTTCATCACAAATGTTGATACCGAAAGTGTTATCAACATCGTTTCTGAACTCTGTTAACACATCAATCTCGACATCTGAGTATGCAATGATTTTGTCTAAATCACTCATATCCTCTTTCTTCTCAATCTCTTCAACTCTATCGTTGATTTCTGCCTCGATGTTCTGATACTTCTTCATAAGTTTAAGAATCTTATTAAGAAGTCGTTTATCAGAGAAGTCTAACTTAATCTTCTTATCACCTATCTCTACCTCTGTTGCTCTGTTAAGATTGATATTAGTTACTGTACCCATAATATTTTTCCTCTTTTCTTCTTATTTTGAAAAAAGGGCAAGCATTTTTATGTACTTGCCCTAATTTTGCTATTACTTATTATATTGTAACTTAGGCTGCAAATGTAAGGACACCTGTTGTTGGGTCGATAACACCTGCTTTGTCGCACTCTACCCAGTCTGATGTCAGACCGATGTTTGCGCTTACCTGTGCTTTCTCCTGTGCAGAACCACCATACTCGGTGCAAACAATCGCACAGTTGGCTACATAAACCTTATTTGAATCCCAAGTATCTACACGGCAGATGACGAAAGAGGCATCTGTACCTACTGGTTTCTTCATGTAAAGGTCGAAGAACTTCTTGCACACAGGGTCTTCCTTGAGGAAATTCTGTGAAATATCCATTGTAGCCTGCCCGAAACTCGGATTAGAGATAGCGAGCTTCTGTGTAACATCGTTTTGCTCTTCAAGAGAACCGTTATTGCTGAATGTGTTGTTATCTGCTGTGAGAAGCATCATATTCAGCGTACCACCTGTAACTGTTGCCTTCTGTGATGTTGCATCTACTGCAACTGTGGCTGCCTGTGCTGTATCAAGGAAATACAGTATCTCCTCTGAGCCAATACCTGAAGCTCTGATTTCTCCTAATGTTGCTGCTGGCATAACTTTTTACCTCCTAAATAATTATTTAGATTTTCTGTTATATGTAATGACTAATGTACCTGAATAGTCTTTACAACTGTTTTGATAAACTCTTTCGAGCTTTGCTGGTTGTATATCTGATACAGAATATATGAACCAATCTTCAGCTCCTTCGTTAATTGATTTGTAATTTTGTGCTATCATATTGATTAAGTCGTCTACAATTTCTAAAAGTGGAAGTTCATTTTCACCTTTTACATTAACTAACTGCCTATACATTATCTTTAACTGAAGAGTACCCTCTAACCACATCCCTGTTACATCTGCAAGATGTTCATTGAGAGATTGATTTGCAGTTGATATACAACAACTGTCCTCTTTTACAGATAACAAGTCAAACCGAATTGTCGGTAGGGAAGATGACTTGTTGTAATTGAGGTAATCTATTATGTTTTGAATGATATTAGATACACTTGTCATTGTTTGAATAACTCCTCTACAAAAGTTTTGAGTATTTCCTCTTCATTTTCGATAGCTGCTACCTCTAAGGCAGAAGATGTAGCTTTACCGTGTACATCTGTTGAATAGTTTTTTGGTTCGGCAGATGGACTTAATACTGATTCGGCATATGAAGCATCTGCCTCTATAGTATTATTATCTACTACACTCATACTATTAAACAAAGTACCCGTCTTGTATGGAATGTAAGGTGTTGCAAGTTCCAGAAACTTTTCTGTTGCTTTTCTTTGTGCCTGTTCTTCATTAGACTTAATATCCTGTAATATTTGCTCTGATAGAGTCATTTATTTGGCATTAACCTGTATATTAGCTAATCTTCCGAACAGATACTCCGAAACAGAAGTTATTTCATATATATTACCCAGCTTTTGTTTTGCTTCGTTGAGTTCTGCAAAAGATGAGATATTTATATCCCCCTCTGCTATATAATCACCCTTACGAAATGCGAATATATCTGATGTGGGGTTTGCTGTAAACTCTGATGCTGATACCCTTTGACGGGATGCTTTAGATTTGTTTTCCCCATAATATAATATGAAATTATCTGAATCTGCAACCTGAACTCCATTAAGAACGACTTGATTTGTTTTTTCAATATGAACTTTCTGTACTTTTGTACATTGTATCTGCTCAGTATCTTCATCTATGATGTTGATTACTGTAGCTATTCCTGTGAGATTCATATGTATCACCTCACTATACCCATCTACAAGTAAGGTCTGTAACATTTAGATATAAATCTACAATGTTTGTCCTTACATAATAGAGATAATTAGGTGCAATTCCTGTAGAGGAGTAGGTAACACTCCAGTTACCTACTCTCTCCGACAGTTCTTGCTTATAAGCAATCGTGTTACTATCCATTACCGTAGACAGATAATCAATAATAGCACATAGACAATCACGGAGGCGAACTGCCACTTCTTGAGAAGTATTTTGTTCTGTAAGTTTAGAATATTTACCGAAAGTGGCATCATCTAAACAATACACCGCTTTGTCTAGTAACAAATTAAATTCGGCTTCGCTTAAAGTACCGCCTTTACTTGTATAATACTCATATGTTGGAACAATAATACCCATCTTTCGCCTCCGTAATTATTACTCATTACTTAACTGTATGCCAGATAAGTCATACTCTGCAATCTGTACTGGTGCAGCTTGCATACCATTTATTTGCATTGTAAGTCCTTCTGTAGATACTGCATCTGCGGCAGCTATCTGTAAAACTGCACAATCTGATTTTTCATTATTCATAAATAGTGCTGCACGATATGTTTTACCACCACTATTTACTACTGCAAATGCTGCTTGATAATCTGAAAAATCACAATTAGAAGCATCAAGGACTATATAATACCCATTAAGTTGTGACCCTGTTGTATCTTGAACCAGTTTTGATGTACCTACTATACTAGGTGTTCCACTTGTAACTATGGATACATCTTCTTGAATATCTGATACATGTAAATTCTCTGCTACTGAAACAGGTAATTGTACACTACCAGCAGGTATTGCAAGACCTTCAAGAACTGGTTGAGGTGGTGCTGGTTGAACAAGTTGTAAGCCATCTAACTCATACTTATTCTCATATACAACTTCATTATCTTTATCTAAGCAAGTAATAGTTAAAACTCCGTTGTTAAGATTCAAAGCCTCTGAATTTGCACACTGGATAAGCATATAACCATTCTCATCTAAGATTGCGTTGTAATCATCTGATAAACCAGTAACTTCACCTGATACTGAATCTACTCCAGTAAGGTTACATCCATTAAAATCTAATGCAAGATAATAACCGTTATATGTTCCCTCCGTACCTGATGTGTTTACGAGGTTAAGACTACCTGTGATATTTCCAAACTCTTCACTTAATGTGACTTTACTTTGGAATGACTCTACTGATACTCCGTCTATTGTGACTTGACTATCAGCAGAGTCTATACCTTCAAGTTTTTCTGGGGTAGGAGGGACTACTGGTTTTTTCTTACAAGAACCGTATCTGCATTGGTTACCTTGAAACCTGTGTCAACCTCTTCCTGAACTAAAGAGCCTGCGAACTGCTCTGAATCCTTAACACGAAGAAGTGTAAGTCTATCAATGATACTGAAACCTCTGTGGTCGTAAAGTATATACTGAACATCAGAGATGTCTACAGACTTTGTAGTTCCGTTAGCCTGCATATACTTGTAAGAAGAAGTATTATCAAGTAATGTAGCCTCGATGAAGAGAATACCCATCCAGTAACCAACTCTACCATAAGTTACTACATCATCGTTGATTACAGGTGTGTAATCGTTACCTGCTGCTTTAAGCATCTCAGTATAAACATTAACTGAGCAGATGCAGACATCAGGTCTTGCATGTTTTGTTCTAAGTGTTGCACGAGATGCAAGGATGTCAGCCTTGATGTCAGAGATTGCAGATGTTACAGAAGAAGCTGTACCCTCATCTACAAGAACTGCAAGACCAGATTTCTGTCTAGCTATTCTAACATCCTCTGTTACCTTCCAAGTGCTGTTCATAAGAACATTTGTAGGCATAGAAGCCTCATAATAAGCTGGTACTTTCTGACTCTTCTGGAAGCTGTTGTTAGTGTTAATATCAACAACTGTGTTTGTGTACTCGCTATTTGTGAAGTTAGAACCTGGTGTCTTAGGTTCAATGCTGTTATCAGGTGAATACTTTTCTACCTGAATCTGACCTGCATTACCGATTGTGTACTCAGATGTGAACGAAACTCCATCACGGAAAATCTCATCTGCGTAAAGTCCTTGCTCAACTACAGGACTCATGCCCGTGGCAATACTGCCATTACCTACTACTAATGCCATAATTGTTTATCTCCTTTTCTTTTTTGCTTCGAGGAAAGCCTGCACCTGTGCATCTATACTGTTTGCCTGTGCATTTCCTCCTTGTGTTGAACTGTTACCCTTATATACTGGTTGAGTACCTGACTGTGAATTAGGATTATTCATCTGTCTGTTACCCTGTCCATTAGAGGAATCCTGCTGGATACCAAACATAGAAGCATTTTTCGTTGCAACTTCCTTAATTGCATCTTCAAATGTCTTCTTACCATCTGCTGTGAGTTTCTTTGCCTCAAAGATTGCAAAGTCTGCAAACTGTTCTGGAATACCTTGTTTGTTTACTAAATCTTTGTTGGTAAAGTCCTCAACTTTGCTGGTCAAATCAGCAACTTTGCCTTTCTCAATGTTTAACTGACTATTTAAGTCTGTAATCTTCTGGTTGAGTGTTGAAACTCTGTCCTTAATGATTGCGTTTAACTGACTCTGGCTGAACTTTGGTGTGTCATCAGTTGAGTTGTTGGCAGATGCAGATGGCTTAACCTCTTGGGTAGCTGTCTGCTGTTGCTGTACCCCTTGCTGTGTACCATTGTTCTGTGCTTGGTTTGTGTTATTCTCATCCATAACTTTTCCTCCTGTTTAACGCCCATCGGCTTAATATTCTATGACAATAATTATACCCAATATCTTGTGGTTTGTCAATACATTTTCTTGGCATTATCACAAAATATTGGGTAAAATTGAAGTTTAAATTTTATTCTGTAGAAATATTCTCGGCAGATTGATTATCTTCAAGTTTTCCATATTCTGGCATCCATTTTGCACGATACTCATTGACAGTCATAACTTTCTCTTTGACTAACTCTAAATCTCTCTGTCTTTCTGTCTCTATATCTTCTGTAGTTGCATTTCTTAATGTAACTGTTACTTTAGCATCTTTATCTATGTTGATACCTAGTATGTCTGCACCTATCTCTAATAAAGACAAGATAAGTTCCTGTAACTCATGCTGTATAAGTGTACTCTGTCGCTTTATATTACGACTAGCTTCTTTGGCATCTCCTCTATACTCTGTAGCTGTTATTGTACTGTTATCCTGTAAGCTATAATACTTCCTACCCAAACCTACCCTGGCAGATAGGATATTTAACTGTAATTGAAGTTCGTCATTTAACTTATCTGTGTTAAGATTTGGATGAAACTCCTTAACAAACTCTTTTATTTCTGATGTAGCTTCATCAGAGAAGAACTGGAAGTAGCTTTGAAGTGCATCATCTGGTACTATAGGATTGCCACTTTCATCTGTTGTCAAGAGTGATTTGTTAAAAAGAACAAGTCTTCTACCTGTAATTACTTCCTGTTTTATACATGAATAAACTAAATCTATACTATATAAAACATCAAGTGCATCTGAATATACTGACTCTCCAAGTGGAGAATTGAACTGTATCTTGTTAGCTTTTGAAGTAGTGAAGATGAAGAACCAAGGTCTTGTAGTACCAGTTCTCATGTAAGGTATAAGACCTATATCTTGTGGGTCTATCTCTTTATCACCAGTAAATACCCTATTTTGTATGATGTAAGTCTTATCATAGTCTAATCTGTACTCTGTAAGAATATCATACTTTTTACCATTGTTTGTCTGCTCTGTAGCAAAAGCTACCTCTGTAATGATACCATTCTTGAAACTGATAGGGCAGATTTCCTGTGCAATATAAGAGTTAAAAGAGATTTTAGTATCATCTGTCTTAACAATACTACCATCTTCTGTTACTCCAATATCGTCTAGTGCTATAGCAATAGCACCTGTGCCGATAGCAAACATATACTCCAGAGAGTCATTAAGAAGAGTCTTGAAGTTTGTACTACCCAGAACTCCTTTCTCTCCATTAGTACCCTGAATAAAAGCAGATGATGCTTTAGTTATCTTCTGTCCTTTGTTAGAGATTACCTTGATACCCCAATTCTCTGACAGAATGGTTGATACCCAGTCCTCTGCGGTTCTTGATGCCATTTTGAGGGTAGGCAGTTTACGAGTCTTTACACGAATACCATCATTGACAGTATAGGTGTGTAACTTATCTGTACCTGTGTACCACTCCATCCACTCTACCTGCTTTGTTCTCATTTCATCTGAACTATATACACTTGGTATAAGCTGTTTGATTTTGTCGTAGGTTAACATACTTGTGCCTCCTTTAAATTATTTATTATTTATTATTGTTTAATAATAATCTCTTGATGAATCTACTCCAACTATACTCTTCTGCATCTAATGTATCTATATCACTTGTACCATCATCAAGTCTTGTATCTGGATGTTTTCTATCCCACTGAGCTGTCTTTGTAGCATCTATAACTGTAACTGCTTCCTCTGATATGAAATATCTACCCTGTGCAAGTAGACTATTCTTTAACTCTATTCTTTCGTTTATAGTACCCTTGACACAATCACATACAAGTACATTTGGTGCAATTTGCTTTGTTACTGTTCGTAGGTCTGCTGTCAATATCTTCTGTGCATAGTCACAGTAAACAAATCTTACACCTTTGTTAGTCTTATTTTGAATATCTATTAGAAATTCTTTGAATTTCTGTCTAACAAACTCTGTAGTCTTATCTCTTGTATCATGTGCTTCACTTTTAATAACAAATATAGTCTTGAAGTTATCAAGTAAGTAACTAGCTACAAAAGTAGTCTTACTTTTACCACCAAGACTATAATCTACTCCGATATTAACAAATCCTTTGTGACCTTTCAGGAAACCAGCCCAATCCTTATTACATATAATATAATTTTCTGGTTTTAAATTAAACGAAGTATATATAAGTCCTTCAGCACTAGCAGATTCTCCAAGTACATTTCTCTTATATTCTACACTATCTGGTGCAAACAATGAAGCATAGGCTTGTTTTTGCTCATCTGTTAATGCAGAGTTATCAAACAAAGATACCTGCATATAATTGTAATCTGATTTACCGAAAGCATTGACTGCTCTACTCATTCTATCTAAATGAGTATATATGTAGGCAGATGGAGCAACAGGGTTCATATCTGCTATAAACTTAGGGTCTAAAGATGCAGTAAGACGAGATAGAGCCATAGATACCCAATCTTTGGTATCATCTTCTGCATCTGTGTAGGCAAGACCTAACTCTGTTACTAATATACCACCAATACTTAAACCTTGAATAGATTTATAACTATCTGCTTTACTATGTCCTACTATAAGGCAGATTTTTTCACCCATATCTGTCTGAATATAAAGGGCTTCATTATTCTCATATTTGCCTATCTTCGCTCTGTTACCCCAGATAGACAGTAAACCATATCCATTACCATCTAATAGTGTTATCTTTGCTGTAGAGATTGTAGCACCTGCGATTATATGCAGACGCTCTCTTGTATTATTTAGGTAGTAAGAGAAGGCATAGCAAGACAATACTGACTTACCTGCTCTATATCCACCAGACTGTATGTTGTACCTATGTGTCTTTGATGCTTCAAAGAAGGCTCTATATTTCCTTGAAAATGGCTTTATTTGGGCTTTCTGAATTGCCATAGTAAAAATATACTCCTTCCTATATAAAATCGTTCTATGAGGCTCTGGAGAAGCCACAGAATACCCTGTGACTTACTCTATTGGAGCATCATAATTTTCGTTGTCATCTTCTTCGTTCTCTGCATCAATATTGTTTATACCATTGATATATTCATCCAGTTCTACCTCGTCAACCTCATTTGACAAGTTTGGACTACCCATTGACAAGCCTGCTGCGTTAAAAGCAGATGCCAAATCATCTAATATCGAATTATCTTTACGAAGACCATAAATATCTAAAAGTCGCTCTATAGCCCATTGTTTTGATATAAGTTTAGGTTGGTTTGTTTTAGGGTCTATAGAGTCTACCATACAACTCTTATAGTAACTTGGAATGTCTTGCCAATTCTTCTTATAGTAGAAAGCTGTTTTGGTTTCACCATATTTACCTTTGTAGTTTTCTGATGCAATGTTATCTGTTGGGTCTGACATTACAACATCTTTAAGTCTACTAATTAAGTTTTTAACGAAGTTCTGGTCTTCTTTAGCCAAGTTATCCTTGAGATACTGTATTCTCTGAATTATTCTATCATTCTGCATCAATCTTTTACCTAAAGCATTATGCAGATAATCTTGCTGTGTATGACCTTTATCTCTACCATACCCTGCTAGATATGCACACTTACTAGGTGTCATTGAACAACCACTGTTTACATATAACTGGCAGAAACGCTCTTGCATTGGAAGTAACGGTATTGAAGGGTCAAAATTGTTTATTGATTTACCTTTTCCCATTGTATTATCTCCTCTTTATTGTGTAGCAGATGCAGAGGCAGAGCCTCTGCATCTTTTAACTTAAAGTCTTATATTACTCGCACTTACTATAAATCTTTTCCCAAGTCTTAGCACCTACAATTCCATCTGGATTAAGTCCATTTGCTTTCTGGAATCTGATAACTGCATCTCTAGTATTCGGACCAAAGCTGCCATCAACTCCATCTATAGGCTTAACAACTGATTGTATAACTCTAACTGGGTCACCTGTTATGATATTACCCTGTCTGTAGTAGCACTCTTTCAAATCTGTGAACTTCATATCTTCGTCTCCTCCTTTGATATAAATACCTGCATCCTTCAGATATAACCAACCTATACCTGATTTTAACTTGCCATAATCACCACTAAGCTGTGTAATTGTATAAGTACCTTTCTGTACTGAACCAAGTCCTTTTCCATTTGGCTTGTCATAATAAGTAACTGGATACTTAACTTGTACAAGAAATGGTACATCTGGATAATGTGAAGGTGTAGGCGTTGGTGTTGGTGTAGGCTCTGGTTGTGGCTGTTTACCCATAGCTGTTGCTACATCATTCCTAAACTTCTGCATAACTGCTGATTTGTATGGGTCATTTTGATTAGCATTATTCATAAACTGACCCCAGTAGTGATAAATGTCTATATGACCACTACCACATCTAGCACCTGATTTATCTCTTATATTGTAGCTATCCCAATGGCAGCAGATAACAGGAACTTGAACTCCATTATGTTCTGTTAAGCCTAGCGGATTCAAATTGAATTTTCGGCATAAATATACGCACAACTGTATATTTTCCTCATATTGTGCCTCAAAATATTCTCTACTGTATGCAGATGTTCCTTTAGGTGGTTCGCAGTTCTCCCACTGTACGAATCCACTATTCATTGAACCTCCACAACCCCAAGGTCTATAATCCCAAGGCATAGTCTGTAACGAAGTCATTTTGTTATCGGCAGTAAGCCCAATCCAAGCGTTCAAACCTGCATCTGGTTGTCCTTTTAGTCCAAGATGATTCCAGTCATTCTTATTTGAGTTTACACCAAGTAATTTTAACCAGTAATCCTTATCTGATGCTTCATCATCTGGCTGACACCATCTTTTTAGTACATCTGCACCCCAACAACCTACTGAGTGAATAAGAATACCCTTAATTTTCATCCTTCTTGTGTTCCTGTAGCAGTTTGCATGTGACATTAGCATATAAAGTGGTGGTTGTGCATCACTATATGTATTGAACATTCTTTTAATAGCCATTTTTATTTTCCTACCTTTCTATTCTAAAAAAAATTCAGAATTATATTTGACTAAATTATATCATATCCTCATAGGAAAGTCAATAGAAAAAGGGTATCAAAAAGATACCCTTTTCCCTGCCACATTATTAAATTGTTCTTTCCCTTAAAGGCTATTTACTCGAAGTAAAGTTCTGGTTGCCTATCTAAGCATCTGTAGTAATTATCTATTGCTGTAATTATCTCTGCATCTGTATTTTCTTCTTTAACTAACCTGTTAATCATACCATAAAGTGATATGCTATCTTTGTATGTTATCTCTCTTAATATAATGTTGTCTGCTAAGTATCTTTTGTAATGTTTTACATATTTTTGATGTGTAAAGTTCTGTACTGTAGAAACTACTTCCATAAAGTGTGGATGTAACATTGCTGCTGCTGCTCTTATAGGTATTAAACTACCCATTGAGTATCTAACTGCTGTATGATTAAGATTAAGACTTATATTTCTTTTTCCTTTACCCTTATATTTGAAGTGTGTAAGAGCTGTATAAACCTCTTTATTCTCTCCGCAAGTCATACAACATATCAACTTGTGAAGACTAATTGGTACTATTGCTCCATCTACCTTTAAGTTAATCATGTAATACCCATTAGATGTGTTCTGTCTTACCAGTTTTTCTAATGATTTATTTGAGTTTCTTCTACTACTACCTGTAACTTTATATATAATATCTGCAACTCTAGCACTATTTACAGTGTCTCTAAGATTGATACAATAAGTGTCATCATCATCGTGGAAGATAACCTCATTGTAATACCCTTCCTCTGCATTGTAATCCATCTGTACTGCTGTCTGTAACATAATACCTATAGCTTTATCTGCATCTGTCATCTTCTCTGTCGGTATAAGTGTACCCTTTTTCAGAAGGTCTTTAACAAGTTGTTCTATCTCTAATATATTATTCATAATGTAGTCCTCCATCTGCTCTACTGAGCTTTATTCTTTGCTTCGTCAAGTTCTTTTTTGAGAGAGTTAATATATCTTTC